GTTAACCTTGAGCGTGTATCTCACATGATTACAAAATTATATCCTGATGGAAACAATTTCATCGGAGAAGCAAAAATTATGGACACTCCATATGGTAAGATTGTAAAAGGTCTTATCGATGAAGGTGCTCAATTAGGAGTATCTAGTCGTGGTATGGGTTCTATGATTCAGCGAAATGGCGCCAACTATGTAAAAGATGACTTTTACTTGGCAACTGCCGCTGATATCGTTGCAGACCCGTCTGCTCCAGACGCTTTCGTTAGAGGGATTATGGAAAATAAAGAGTGGGTGTGGGACAATGGCGTCCTCTTAGAAAAGGATGTTGAAGCCTGGAAACAGGAAATTCGAAGTAGTAAACAAAGAGCTTTGGAAGCAAAACAACTAAAAATCTTTGAACAACTACTTAGAAAATTGTAGTTTTATAAATATCTTTACAAAACAAAGGTTTTTATAAGCTAGTTTATAAAAAATAAAGGAGATTTCTCAAATGGCCGAAACAGAAACTAAATTTGAGGCACAGGATGAGCAAGTGGTGGCTGAAGCTTCAGTAAATCCACAAGCTGACGCTCCTAAGAAGAACGCTGTTGCGGCTGAACCTACACATCTTTCTAATGAAGCGGAAGATTTAGGATCAGCAGTTGTTAAACCAACGGATTCTAATCCTGATGCTACAAAGAAAGTAAAAGAAGTTTCTGGCGACCCTCAACAGAAAAATGAAGTTGCTCCTGAAGCATCTCATTTGAAGAAAGAGGAAGCTGAAACTGATGAAGAAGCCGATGAAATCGTGGAAACTACAGACGAAACAGAAGAAGTTATTGAAGAAGAAGAAAAAATCGATGTAACTGCTGATGTTGAAGCTCTAGTTGCTGACGAAGATTTATCGGAAGACTTTAAATCTAAAGCGGCTACAATTTTTGAAGCAGCTGTTAACTCTAAAGTTAAAGAAGCGAAAACAAAAATTGAAGCAGATGCTGAAGAAAAACTTAAAGAAGGTCTGGAAGTAGCTAAAGCAGAACTCGTAGAAAAAGTCGATTCTTACCTCAACTATGTTGTTGAAGAATGGATGAAAGAAAACGAAGTTGCTTTAGAAAGAGGTATTAAAGGCGAAATCGCTGAAGACTTCATTTCAGGACTTAAAACTTTATTCGCAGAACATTATATCGATGTCCCAGACGAAAAATATGATGTACTCGAAGACCAAGCTTCAAAGATTGAAGATTTAGAAAATAAACTAAATGAATCAATCGAAAAGAATGTTGAACTAACTAAAGTAAATGGTGAGTTAACCAAGAAAGATGTAATTTCTGCTCTTGGCGAAGACTTAGCAGATACTCAAAAGGAGAAATTCAACAAACTTGCTGAAGAAATTGATTATTCCAATGAAACAGATTTCAGAGCAAAAGTTGAAACTATTAAAGAATCATACTTTGGTGCGAAGAAAGAAGTATCATCTGACATTGATAATGTAGCGGTAGACGGAGAGGATGCAACTGTAGACCTTTCTGATAGCATGGCTGCTTATACCGCCGCTATTACTAAAACGAAAGACATTAAGTTGTCAAAATAAGAAATAGAGGAGAGAAAAGATATGTACTTATCTGAAACTTTTGAAAAAAAATGGCAGCCAGTGTTAGAACACGCAGATTTACCTAAAATCGAAGATTCTTACAAAAGAGCTGTTACTGCTACAATCTTGGAAAACCAAGAGCGTGCAATGAAAGAAGATGCTGCTTTCCTTAGCGAAGCTGCACCTACTAACTCAACTGGCGCTTCTATCTCTAATTGGGATCCAATCCTAATTAGCTTAGTAAGAAGAGCAATGCCTAACCTTATCGCATACGATATCGCTGGTGTCCAGCCTATGTCTGGTCCAACTGGTCTTATCTTTGCTATGAGAAGTAGATACCAATCACAAACTGGTACAGAAGCACTATTTGACGAAGCTGATACAGACTTCTCAGGTAGAAACGCTGCTGGTTCAGCTGTTGATGGTTTCTCATCTACTGCTCACTCAGGCACTAACCCAGAGGTTCTAAACGATTCACCTGCTGGTACTTACACAACTGGTACTGCAATGACTACAGCAGCTGCTGAAGCATTAGGTGATGCGTCTGGTAACCAATTCGCAGAAATGGCGTTCTCAATTGAGAAGTCAACTGTGACTGCAAAGTCCAGAGCTCTTAAAGCAGAGTACACAATGGAACTTGCACAAGACCTTAAAGCAATCCACGGTTTGGATGCAGAAACAGAATTAGCAAATATTCTTTCTGCTGAAATCCTTTCTGAAATCAACAGAGAAGTTGTTAGAACTATCTACACAAACGCAGAGAAAGGTGCCCCAACAGGTACAGTTACTACTGCTGGTGTGTTTGACTTAGACACAGATTCTAACGGCAGATGGTCTGTTGAAAGATTCAAAGGCTTGATGTTCCAACTTGAAAGAGATGCGAACAGAATCGCTCAAAGAACTCGTAGAGGTAAAGGTAACATCATCATCACTTCTGCTGATGTAGCATCAGCGTTGCAGATGGCTGGCGTACTTGACTACACTCCTGCATTGAACAACAATCTAACTGTTGACGATACAGGTAATACTTTTGCTGGTGTTCTTAACGGCAGATTCAAAGTGTACATCGACCCATACAGTGCAAACTCAGCGTCAGCTCACTACTATGTAGTTGGCTACAAAGGTACTTCACCTTACGATGCTGGTATGTTCTACTGCCCATATGTACCATTACAAATGGTTAGAGCAGTTGGTCAGGACACTTTCCAACCGAAAATCGGTTTCAAAACTAGATACGGCTTACAAGCAAACCCATTTGCTGAAGCTGGTACTGGTGACGCTGCTGTAATTAACGGTGCTGGTTCTGCTAACGCTAACA